TGTACATTTTAAAATACGAAAGACAGGAACCCAGATCATTCCTGCCACACAAACACTGTTAGCGGCTTAGGCCGCAGTGCGCCGTGGCCGGACTGGTAAGTCCTTCCACGTGCCCGCAGCCACCAACTTAGCCTTATAACGTTCAAAGCCTTCTTGTTTTTCTTTGAACGCTAAATCACGTTTTTCTTTTTCCTCCTCGGATATCTTTGGTTTTTCTCGATTTTTGTAGTCATTTATAGGTATCCGGGATTTAAAATCTTTTGATTTGAACTCTGGTTTTGGTTTCACTTTTGGTTTTTCTTTTTCCTTTTGCACTTCTTTGGTTTTGATCTCAGGAACCTTAGCTTCATTTTTTGCCTCAGGTGAAGTTGGTGGTGGTGGTGCACTAGGTAGCACTATATCACCATCAACAACAACTGGGTATTTTGTTTCAGCTTCAGGTTTTTCCATAAACTGCGGGGGTTTCATAAGATCCTCAACCGTTTTACAGGTCTTGAGCCAAACCATAAATGCAAAATAATTGAAATTGGGTAATGAATCCACGACATATTCATTCATCCAAGTTGCATTAGTATTCTTATACTGTTTATCAAGATCACAGTGTGATAGCCATGATACTAAAACAGCTGTTTTCTCATTTGCAACAATTTTTGTCCCATGCAATTCAGCAACTCTACGACAAAAATCTCCAATTATAGGTGTGTTGCTATCTGATAACAAATAACATCGCACCTTTTCCAAAAGTTTCTCCTTGGCAGTAACATTCAATGACATCTTAACTGTTACGTGCAATTTCCCTAATTGTCTTGGGATATCACAACATGTTACATCATCACCATCCCACACGTGCGGTGAATACATCCTTGCCAGAAATTTAACTCCAAAACTTCCTCTTGTTATGGGTTCCGCAGTCAAATCTTGTCCAATCATGCGAGCTGCATTTTTGTAAACTTCAACAACTACATCAGCTGTCAGCCCGTCATCCCCTCCATAAATTCCCAACCTTCGGTATGCCTCATCAGCTTCAACAAAAAACTCCTCCACATGAAGTTTTACGTAAGGCCAAATAAGCACAAAAAGCATTAACTAAACTGTTAAATAGCGATGTTTCAGGTGAACCTGATGCTCTAGCAT